ACGTGGGTCGATACCCTGTAAGCGTTCCTTTGATTTACTGCTTAATTTATACATATTAACAATCCTCTAACAATAAATTTATCTCATCTAGTCGCGTGTGTAGCGTACCGCATACATTGCTAACAGTAGTATATTGACACCCGAATTCTGTCATCAACTCAAGTAACGTTTGCTTAATCGCTGTTAAATGTATTTCGGCCTGCTTTTTATCTGTCGGTAAGTTTTTTATGTCCATCCTATTAACCTCTATTGTGTTGGTGTTTTGATTTATTCGCCGCAACCAATCTGGAATACCTCATAACCAAACTCACTACCAAGCACGGACTCTAACGCCCCGCTTATTGCCAAACTTTTTGTTTTAAACTTTGCTAGCTCGCTTGTGTCATTTGTAATGCTTAAGCAATTTTCAAGCGGTGTATACCCACCACTCGGAGTTGTTAGCATCACAAAAAAGTCACCGCTATTTGCATTACTCATTCTATTAACCTCTATTGTGTTCGATAATATCTCTATCTATAGCTTTAACGCCTCTACCGTCAACGCTCCACTGCTCTGGCTCGTAATCACTGCCAGCGATACAACCTTTCATATAAGCGGCTATTTCATCAGCGCTAACCCATGAACAATCATGTATTGTTTGAGCTATTTCTTTTATTAAATCAAAATCAACTTCAAACTTTGCTTTACTCATGTTTATAACTCCTATTTAATTATTCACTTTGCCACTGCTTATGTTCGCAATCATCACATATCAAAAACTCTTCGCCATGCTCCTGTGTCATTGTTCCCCCGCAAACCTCGCAGTAAATTTCGCTTTCATCACAATACATAGCTGTTTGACTCGAAACATGACAATAATCGTTTAATCGTTGTTCGTGATAATGTGACATTGTTTATAACTCCTGTAATCAATTCTAACGTGTTATTTTATTAAAGGCTTATGATGTATCATTGTTATGATTTTATAGCCCTTAGAATAGCTGTTATTTACTCTCAGCGTTATTTCTGGCTTGTTCAATAGCTACTTGGTCGTTATATTCCATTGTACCGGCTAAACTGTATAAACCAAATATCACTAAAAACGCTAATATTTTTTTAATTCTACTCATGATGTTTTTGCTCCAAAGGATTTAGCAAAAAATACCTTGTAACGGTTGGTCCTCGCTGTGGCGTTGTAGTAATACTTCCTGCTAGTGAGTTACCAACCAACCAGTTTAATGCGTCCTCTATATCATCAGAGTTAAGTCCTCTCAATTTATTGCTTATTACCCCCACAGACATTCCCTTGCTGCTCCCAATTGTTGCCGCAACCTTTTGCGCCAATTCCTCTACTGTCTTTTTTAAAGCGTTATTTGCTTGCGCTGGATCTCTTTTATTCAAAGCTGTAGCCATTAACTTTAATTTCTTGGCTTGTAAAAACAATGCTTTAGACTGCATTTCTAACTCGTTGGCAAATAGGTTTTCTGTTTCCATTCCTTATCTCCTGTGTTTTTATTTTGTTACTGAATACTACAATATATATTTAGTTATGTATAGTATTTTATTGTTAATAATGTTCTAAAAAAAAGCTAATCACTAACGTTAGTAATCTCTAGTTTTTAAAAAAACTCTTTTTTCTCTATATAATCAATTAGATATAAGATAAGTAACTATAGCAATAGAATTATAAATAATAATAAATAGGTGAAAAAAATAGACATATAGGGATAATTACTATTATTAATATTTATGTATATAGGGGTGTTTTTATATATATGTATTTATGTATAGGGGTTGCTATAGTTACGAAACCTATTAGTTATTGATTTTAAAAGAGAAAACGCGTTTTTAGCTAAATATACTTTTACTAACGTTAGTGATTAACAAAAAAAATGGCCTTTGCGTTAACAAAAGCCATTCTACACCCACTGGTTAATTATTAGCCTTTGGCATAATACTTCATAACCTTCGGCCCTCTCTTTGGTTGTACTTCTTCTTTTGCTGCTTCGTTATTGTTAACGAGAAAATCAAGCGCCTTTTGTATATTGTCTTTGTCTATACCTCTAAGCTTGTTGGATATAACACCAACAGAAACGCCGTTCTTCAAATCCAAGCGATGCTTAACCTTAGACAAAACCTCTTCACTTAGATTCTTTTCATCTGCTGCCATGTTAGCGCCTGTCAGGTTTATCTTGTTTTCAATGTCCTTTTTAATTAATGCATACGCCCATTTAACGTGTGCAACAGTGCGAACGCCACCATCACCCATAGCTAAAATCATAGAAACTTTCAAAACAAGCTCAAAAGCTCGTCTAACAATAGCCTCTAGTCCGTTTGTTTCCATCGCATGGTCAGCCATTTCGTGCAATGTGTCTTGTATGGTGTCTAGTAAATCCATAGCGTCATCATTTGTCGTTATTGGTGTCCGAGTGCCATTAAATTCAATACGCGGCGCATCGAATGCGTTAGCGCTTCCTCCGGTATTCAATACTATTAATTTAGTTTTTAACTGGTCAGATAGCTTTGGCTTTTTAAAGCGCTTTTTAGCAGCTGGGTTATTGTTTTTTTCTTCAAATAATATCGCGCGACCGATGAAACCGTTTGTCGCTTGGGCAAAACTCACAATATTATTAAACGTTGAAGGCGTGGTATAGCCAGACAGTGTTAAAAATGGCTTGGATATGTAGCCGGCGTTTAGTTGTAGACCTAAGTTGTGCAGGCTTTCAAGTTTGTCATGGTGAAAAGGTTTAGCCTCATTGTTATCAATCAACTTGGTTATTGCTGCTATCTCTTTGTTTAACTCTGTCGTTATTGCTTCGCCAAAGTCAGCGCCTAATGGTAAATTGCCGTCAGCCTTGGAATAAACCGACATTAACGCGCCAATAATCCCCCCAAGGTATGAAGCTGCACCCCCTTTGCTAGCGCTTTCTATTTTGTTTAGCAGGATGCCGAACTCGTCAATAACATAACTTACAAGTTGGTGCTTATAAACATTTCGGTAAATTTCTTGCTCTGATTTTATAACGCCGTAATTGGCTTTCCCAAGGCCCGCACAAATTAACAATTCTGATTGTGCTTGCTGAATTGCCTCTTTACCTGTCGCACTGCCTGCAACATTAAAAGCAAAAAAGTTAGGTGTAACCCCGTAAGATTCATCTTCAAACCTCATGCCGCCAATATTAGCAACTGACATCAGCCCCGCTGCAACCGCTAAATGTTCGCGTGGGTATCGTGAGCAGTTGTTAATGTATTCTATACAGTCACCGACTAGACCAGGTGCTTTTTTAATATCAATGTCGCCAGTAAAAAGCGGGTCAACATCATAGGTTAAGGTTGTTTCAAACGTAACCGGTTCAATATAGCCGTTTTGCTTTGCGTGTTGTATTAACGTTCCGATTGTTACGCGCGAAGGATTCTTACCGAAACTATGGTATTTGCTTTCCATTAAATCAGGTATGTATTTTTCGCTTTTCCTGCTCCATGAATCCCAAACCTGAAAACCTTCCTCGCCTAAGCTTTCATGGATAATCATACCTATTTCTATCCATTCGTCATACTCTAGGTCTGAGTTTGGAACATATTCTAAATATTGCTGTATTTCGTCAGTAGTAACAGCGTCACTGGTTGCTGAAAACTCCCTTTTGACTTCTATTTTTTTTGCTAGTAAATCAAATAAAACTGGCGGCATGGCTGCGACTTCATCTGGGAATCCCTCTTCTACCTCGTAGATATTACCGCTTTTATGCATTGAGCTTGCACCCACCACAAAACCTGAGCTTTTAAAATCAATGCCTTTATAAGATTTCAAATGGCTATGTAACCTTTCTGCGCCTTCATGTTTGTAATATATGTGCCAACCGCCGCCGCCAGTAGCAACAACAAAGTTAGAGTCATTTTTGTATTCTATACCCGTATCCTTTACTAGTTGCGCGTAACCCTCATTTCCACCATTGCGTGGGTCAATATCTATAATTAAATAACCGCTACATAAAACGCCAAACCCTGTAGACACTTGCCCCGTCATTTCCATGCAAGCAATTTGATCTTCTGACCAATGCGGCGTGTGTTGCCAGTTTGAAACGCGCGGGTGTTTATAGTACGCCTCGCAATCTTTATTGCCGCATTCGCAAATGCCCTTGTTTAAACCGTATAAGCCAAAAACTCTAAACCCCGCCTTGTGATAGTCTCTAAACATTTTTATAACTCCAAATAATCATGTAATGCCGTTAAAACATCTAAGGTAGGATTTTTATTTTTTTCATCTCTAATGTTTTTAATCGTGTTATAGCTAA